TGTGCAACTTTATGATTATAACGAGAATGTTTTAATATAAATGGAGCGCCTAGAGGGATTCGAACCCTCGCACCTGGTTCCGGAGTTCTGTTTTATATGGGAAGAATTATTTTTAAAAAATACGATTTATTCGGTAAAACCAATATGTTTGGCGGATTTATTTATAAGGCTAAAAGGGGCTAAAAACGGCAAAGTGGAGCAAAATATGGGTGAGATTGCTCCACAAACTGCTCCACTTTTTAACCATAAATCTGATTAATTTTTTCTATAATTCGTTCATCATAACTTGGGATAGCATGGCCATATAAATCTAAAGTATGGCTTACTCTTGCATGACCTAACCGGCGGGACACTTCTATAATCGGAATACCGGCGGCTAATAATAGGGTGGCGTGGGTATGCCGCAAGCAATGGAAATTTCTATGAGGCAGTTCGCATTGTGTAATTACTTTTTTCCAGGCACGTTCTAAAGCCTCAGGGCGGACAGGATTATTATTTGTGTTTCTGAAAACAAGCGTCTCTTGCTTGATATCTATTGTCTTTTCGTTATTTCTCAATTCCTGCAGTGCGGCGGTGACCGTAGCGGGGATTGAGATTTTTCTTTTTCCTGATTTTGTTTTCGGAGGCTGAAATGTAATTTCACTACCGACACGCTGCAGTTGTTGGCGGATGGTAACGGTACCATTCTTCAAATTTACATCTTTCCAACGCAAACCAAGCACTTCACCTCTCCGCATGCCGGTATGAGCCGCCAAAAGAAAAATAGGATAGAAAACGGGGATTTTATCTTTTGTGTAAGAAAGGATTTTATTAATTTCATTTTTATTAAATATGCCGGGTTCATCCCGGACAATCTTTTTTGCTTTTGCAAGACGGACGATATTCTTCTGAATGATACTTAAAACTACAGCTTGCTGAAATGCAGCATGTAAAAGAACATGAACTTTGCGGGAACAGTCCGGAGTTAAACTGTTTAACAATTCTTGTACATGAGACACGGTACAAGACTGGAGAGGAATTTTTGAAATAGGCTCAATCTTTGCGGCAAGATAGAGATATCTTTCATATGTACTGGCTCTGACAGTATCCTTTTTGTAAGTAGAAAGGAAATATAAAAGCCACTGGCCAACAAGCATATCTGACGGCTCGATGAAATTACCGTCACGCTCTGCTATTTTCTGCCGTGACATCCAGTCCATAGCATCGTCTTTCTTCTTAAAACGCTTAGAGTACCTTCTTCCGTTAATCATAACAAAAGCACGATAACTGTCATGGAGTTTATCATAGACCAAAGAACCTCTTTTATATTGTTTCATGAGATCACCCCGTTATATTGTTAGTATAAAACGTGAAAGACCTCGTACCTAAAGGATACGAGGTCTTTCTACGGTAGTGCGGGCATGCCGCAAAGTCCATAATTTATTTGAGGAGTACTCCTCAAGTTGTGACCACATTGTATCAGAATCTAAGATTCATGTCAAATATTAGAGCTTATTAGGATTCGTAAAAAACTGTTTTATTTTATTGTCTATTTTATCCAATACGTCAGATGAAACTGAAATATTATAAAATACATCAATAGGACTTTGTGGGTCAATGACCCGCATTTTACTTATTGCACGAATTTGACTGATGTTGATTATACTTCCGTTCTTTAATTTTTGAATTTGCCGTTTTATTTTTTGGAGTTGATCTAATTTGGAGATAATGTCGTCTACGGTATCATTTGGTTCTTTATCAGTGAAAGTGGCGAGCTGATGTTTTAATGTTTGTACAAGGGCATCTTGTTTACCTTTCAATTGTAAAAATAGTTGGTTATCTATAAATATCTCACAACCATTTAATTGGTGGTGAGGTTTAAGTGAAGTCATGGGCGCAACTATCAGCATTGGATTTTTGGGAATGCTGTCAGAAATAACTATTGCGTAGTGCAGTCCACCAAGTTCACTTCCCAAATTAAAACCAAAATTAATATTTACTATATTTCCACGTCGGAAAGGCGGAGTATGAACAGAATTGAATTTTGATTCATTTTTGATATAGTTTCTGTAGTCTCGTAGCCAGTAGTAAAGAAGTGCCGCCTTTTTGTAATTAGAATCACCTTGATCTGTCATTGAAATTAACATATTGGAATAAGCTGATGACAAAGATGAAATGGCTTTTGTAAATCCTTTTTGTTTTTGGGGTCTTTAAAATCCATGGTATACCTCCGCTAAAGCATAAATTTGATTATCAATTTAATTCTTTTCAGTGTTATCAAAAGAAATTTTATTTCCTGTAATTTTTAATTGTTCATAGGTATACATGGCAGTGTTTATTATATTCATATCATTATCCGTGAGTTTAATGTCATAGACAAATTCCTTGCCTCTTAAACGAATAATCGGGTTAGTTCCTTTTATCAATTTTTCCAAGCCTGGAGCAATTTTATCAATAGAGACATTTAAAAATTCATACTTACCACCCATAACTATTTGAGTACGTTTCCCATTTCCGGATTGTCCGGCAAAAGACCCGATGTGATATGTCCAATTCCCTTCATTTGTGGAAAAAACGACATCATCCCAAAACACCCATTCAATACCACTTGTAAAATTAACGATTGTAAAATATTCAGAAACATAGCCTTTATTTACAATTAACTTCCAATATAGACCATCTTGGGGAGGGTATAATTCAGATGCTAAACTGCTATATATGTCCATTTTGTCAACATCATCATGGGTTTTTCTCATCGTGGGGAGAACATTCAAGATTTCGGCGTTAGCTGCAGATTTCTGTTCTGCGGAATAAGTGACAGATTTACTGTTTTTATTACTGCTGTTACCTGTACCACCACATCCGGATAAAAGAATAGCAGATGTTACAAACATACCAGCCAAGAACATTTTCATAATTAATCTCCTTTATACTGTTTCACGCAACTACATCCTATTTACGTTGTTACAAGCGGTATAATGGTTCGGTTTTAAAATTTTAAACCCTTTGATTTAATATCCGCTATTGACTTATCATACACGATGAACATAGACCGCGAAACATCTTCCAATTTTCCGTTGTTTACATCTTCTGAAATTTTATATTTATATTCTCCGGAGTGGATATCTATAATTGTTAATACGGTTTGTCCTTTAAATTTCATTGTTGTATGAAATAATCCTGGGGCATTTATTTTATCAACATAAAATTGGCTATATACGATGTAGTCGGCATTCAGGAGTTTTCCGATATTAATTAAATCTGTTGTACTGAACGAAATATCAATCTTATTATCTAAAATATAATCATTAGCGACCTGCGCTGTTTTTTCTTCAGGTATCATGGATCCTTGCATAGCATTCACAATCAACTGCTGCTTTGATTTTAGTTCATTCAACTCATTTTTATCTTTTGTAGATTGTCTTGCGCCAGCCATTAAAACTGCGACATTTGGAGCCGACGCATAAACGATATTAAATGTAAATAAAGACATGATAGTAATTAATAGTGTAATCAACAATTCTACTTTTTTCATTTTTCGACTCCTTTATAAATGACGTGCCCCGTAAGAAATAGACTTAAGATAAACCAATTGATATGGAATACCGAACGTACGCGCCAGATTATAAATATCTATTTCCGGATGACCAGCTATCAATTCATCGGGGAACAGCAATTCTACGGCAAACTGATTCGCTTCTTTTTCAATCTTGCAGTTAGCAATAAAAGAATTTCTATTAAAAGCATGAGTACCTGCGTGCGGATGAAGCAGCGCATGGCCGAGCTCATGAGCACAAATAAACGGCTGAAGAAACGTATCGGCATGATCATTTATCCGTATTGTTTTGATGCGAAAAAGATTACTGAAATATCCCAAATTCTTTCCGAGCTCTTCGTATAAAATGTAGATGTTATTTTCTGCAGCAATACGGAACGGATCTCTTGTATTGTGACGATCCACTATACCGTTTACGAGTTTCTTTATGTCCATGATGTGGTCCTTTATTTACGGTGTTTCTTCGGAGTAAACTTCTCTTTAGCTTTTAATTTTGCAAAGCGGAGAGCATTTTCAAGAGATGCTTTCATGTACTCCCGTGTTTCCGGATCCATCGGTTCTCCGCCGTTATACATAGCAATAGAATCCTGACCGTCCATATCATTTAAAATATCGGACAGTCTTTTTTGAATATCTTTTTCGTCCTTTTTTGTAAGAGCGGGGCGAAGAGACATATGAGAAGACTTATCATCATCGGTTAATCCCATCATATACGATGGGGTAACTTGAAATAACTTAGCCAATTTTGAAATCAATGATCGTTTGGGATTAACAAGCAAGCCGTGCTCATATTTGTATATAGCTGCTTTTTGCAACCCTACATATTCTGCAACTTCCTGCTGTGTTAGTTTATTCTTTTTTCTTAAAGTATAAAGGATATCTTTAAATTCCATATGCATCACCATCCTTTCGTGTCTTGATTATACCATAAAATTTTTCGAAAACAAGAAAAAGTATCTTGACAAGACACAAAAACGGATATACAATCAAGGTGTCCTGAAAAGATACTAAAAGAAGGTGAGGTGAAAAAAATGAATAAACCATTGATGAGAGCCGAAATGATGAAATATGGAGATAGTCAAAAAGATTTAGCAAATGCATTAGGGATAAGCCTATCTCGATTAAATCTAAAAATCAACGGTGGGGCAGATTTTAGACAGGCAGAAATACTTTTCATAAAAGATAGGTATAAATTAAAGCCGGAAGAAATAGACGCTATTTTTTTTAACGAAAGAGTATCCTAAAAAGACACAAAATATATTTTTAAAAGAAAGGAAGGGAGGTAAGAAAAATGGAAGAAAAGAAATTGAAAAAGAGCCACTATAGGTTAGAAAAAGGCTCTTCTTCCGTAACCGTATCTACGGATGTAGTCATCATCCGAGCAGATAAAATTACGATTTCACCACAGGAACAGGCGTAAGGCTGCTCAAACCGATTATAAGTGAAGGTGACGAGTTAAGCAAAACGAAAGAGAGGAAATAAAAATGGAATTTGAATTTGAAAGTGAAGAGATGAAAGAAGCAATGAAGAAAGTAGAAGAAACCAGAAAAGAGTATTTAAAAGCATTGCATGATTTAGGAAAGATTGTATATGAAGATGGTGAAAAACTGGTACTTGTAAGAAAAGAAAAATAAGCCCACTGCTATGGACTTATTTCTGTGAAACTATTTGTTTTGTTCATCGTAGGAACGAAGCGCGGCTATGATGGCTTTTTCCACCAACGAGAGAACATTGGCTTGGATTTCCGCATCAGCAGTGATGGTATCCAATGAAAATCCAAATTCCAGAGAGCGGTCAATAGCATCGCGAATTTTTGTTTCATCAAGCATAGAAAATCACCCCCTTTCTATCTCCATTATAGCAAGGGGGAAGCTAAAAAAAGGAAGGGAAAAGAGAGGTGAGGGAAATGTCTGATGAGAATTTGGTCAGAGTTGCGTTTATTATTTCGGTATTGTCACTGTCAATATCTGTTGTAGGATTCATCATTGTTTGTTCTCGATGATATCAGTTACAAAAAGTATTGTAAAACGCAAGAATGAAAGATGCGACAGATACAACGAGGGTGAGATAGCCGCAAAGCCGGATATCCCAAAACCTATCAGATTCATTTTGTTCCCAATCTTGAAGAGCTTTTTTCCCACGTCTGCTTATGGAAACAAATCCAGTGTATTCAGATTGAGGCATGCCGTCGTCATCACTGTAATGACGATATTCCTTATCAAGATAAGAGGAATCAGAAATAGGAATACGGAGCCCTTTGTGATTGGGATAGTTCATGTCATAAGACACTTTTGAAAGTTCCCGAATGCGGAGACTTGTAACGCCGGGATCCGAATGAAAATGACTAACGATTTTTTCTTCAGTAACTGGTTCGTTATCTTTTACATATTCAAGGATTTCAAAGTCAAATTTTGTTAAATCGCTGAATTCAAGCATAAAAATCACATCCTTTCAGAACACAGTATATCAAAAGGAAAGTGAATAAAAAAGAAAGAGAGGGAAGACGTGCTTACAAACACAAAGGATTTCTGCAAGGCAACGGGATATCCGGTCACAACGATACGAATGCTGTGCAGGATAGGGGAGATACCGTTTATCCCGTCGGGGAAAGCATATCTGTTTGACCCTGAAGATGCGGAAGCGGCTATCCGGCGAAAAATGGAAGAGAATGCGCAGAAACGGAAAATGAAACAAAGCGGATATGATTTCCGGGCGGAAGTTAGAAAGATAAGGGCGTAAAAATGGTAGATAAGGTAATAAATTGGATCTGGTTGTTCGTGTTTATCACAATGATTATTGCTGTGGCGGAGAAGTTATCATGCATAAATTTCTAATTGTTTTCATAGCAGTTGTTCTCTTAGCTGGTTACGCAGTACAGCTGGAGGCACCGGCAATCTCATACGCGGTGAACATTTCAAAGGGAGAAACCTTATGGGATGTATGCGACCGCATTTCCGGCGGGAGGGAAAATCTCCAGGAATTAGTATGGAGAACCGCGAAAGAAAACAATATCAAAGACCCGGGAACTTTGCAGCCCGGACAAGAAATCGTTGTTAAAGTGAAGGAAATCCAAAATGTACGAACTGAATATACAAGCAGATAACGAATTAAAGGAATTTATTGTTTCCGTAAAAGGAACAGATGACAAATTCGTTTCAATAGCAGTAGCCGTTGCAATTGATTATCTGTACCGCAGCGGGTGTCCAGATGAATTAATACAAAGGGTAGCAAGTATAAATCCGGAAACTCGAAAGGAAATTGCTTATGCAATGAAACAATGCTTTATCAAACGGGAAAAAATAATCAAAGGAGAAGAAATATGGAACGAGAATATCCGTATATAGACGGTCAATTGTTTTACATCGCTCATCCTTACGGAGGCGATGAGATGAACAAAGAAAGAGTACAGACGTATTTAAAAATGTTGCAGGAGAAATACCCTGAAAAAACATTATTTTCACCATTGCACAACTGGGGATATACACCGTATGACAAAGAGCATCAGCATAAGCCGATGAAAGACTGCTTAGAAGTGCTGCAACGATGCAACGCGCTTATACTCTGCGGAAACTGGAGAGAAAGCCAGGGGTGCAATCAGGAATATGCCGCTGCTTATGTAATGGATATGCAGATCTATGAAATGAAACCGACGGGGGAAATATGCAGCGTAGAATGATATGCCACGAATGCAGGAAAGTAATCCCCGCCGAATATGTAATGTGGACGAAAGATGGAAAGGGAAATATGGTCCCTGTTCATCGGGACTGTTCACTCCACGTTTATCGAGCGGATGAGACATGGAGATATTCAAAGAAAAGGAGAAAAAAGTGAGATTCAAACTACCAGAAGCGGCATTCCGAAAACTATGCCGGCTTGTCAAACAAAGGGACGAGGAGCTGGCGGAAACGTACCAATCCATCATAGGAGAGTGGCCACCGTCGCGTGGTGAGGTCCATCATGCGAAACACGCAGGCAGCGGGGGACCGGATAAGGAAGATAATCTTATTCATCTGTCATACGAAACGCACCGTTTCAAAGCACACGGACTCTCTGGCACGCGAAAACAGTACATGGATGAACAAATCAAAACATATCTTAACTGTCATGCGGTTAAAGAATGGAGAAAAGAACATGAAATGGAACTGCAGGAACTTTATAAAACGGAAGAAGAACGAAGAATCAAAAAGAAAAGAGCAGGATGTATTCCGAAAAAACCAAAATGGGCGAAGTACTGACATATATCTTTTGTGGGATAACGTCCGAAAGTCTTCTATCGGCTGGCTGATAGAAGAAACACCGGATAAAGAACGGCTGATACCACAGAAAGAAATGCCGGTATTTTTTATGGATGAAAACAATACATATACATCATCCAGCGGACGAAAATTCAAGATAATAAAAAATCCCCGTGGGCATTGGATCGTCCAAAACGGAGACAGAAAAGAAAGGGTGAGCATAGAGTGGCAGTTATGAAATTAGCAGGCGGGGAAACGGTAGAAGTTTACCGCAACAGGAAATGCCGTGTATGCAAAGCAAAAGTATTCCAGACCGTATGCTGCAGAAAAGAAAAAGCCAATATATGTCAGGAACACTGTAGAAAATGCGAACATTACCTGGACTTTATGCAGAGATGCATATACCGGGAAAAGACAGAAGAACCAGAAGAAGAAAACAACGAAAAAGAAGAAAAATAAAACCGCCCAGGGAAGAATCCTGAGCGGAAGTGCCGTAGCACCAAATCACTACATAAATTATAAGTGAAACGGCACAAAATGTCAAGAAAAAAGGGGAGTTCAGCCCCTTTTGAGGACTTGATATAGTAGTTAATTCTTGGAACAGGAATTTAAAAAAGTGCCGTACCGAAAAGAAATATTTCAAGCCCCCGGAATTTATGAAGTGAAAAAATATCACACATATCGATTAGGGGGTAACAGAGTCAGAGGTCCAAATATTCAAAAAACAGATGATGGACTCAAGAAAAGAAACTCCCGTCGGGCGAAAACAAAACTCTACCGGCTTATAGCAACGAATTTTAAAAGAGATGATTTGCGTATTGACTTGACATATGCAAATCCGGAGCCGCCAGCAGAAGAAGCAAAAAACAGAATAAGAAAATTTATCAGAGACCTCCGCAAAAAATATAAAAAGAAAAATGCGGAACTGAAATACATCTACGTCACAGAACATGTCCGCCATCGAGTACATCATCACATCTTGATTAATGACTGCGGAATATCAAGATCAGAAATCAATGAATGCTGGCCGTGGGCAAAATTCAATTACAGATCATTTCGGTACTTTGACGGGAGCCCAGAAGACTGCATGAGACTTGCGGAATATTTTGTAAAAGAAACCGATGAAGAAATCCGAAATGAAAATGCCGTACAGAAAATCCGGTGGGTACCATCTAAAAATCTGAAGCAGCCAAACGTGAAAAAGGTAACAATCTACGCCAGGAAATGGAAAAACAATCCGGCACCGAAAAAGGGATACCAGATAGTCAAAGTAGAAAGCGGCTACACAGCAGACGGATTTCCTTATCAGTTTTACAGAATGTACAAAGTAAACGAAAGGAACGTATGGCCGATTACACAGTCAAGAGTACCGAAGAAGAAAAAAGAATGTACTGTGAAACAGGCAAGAGACAAGCCGAGGAGAAGAACATGAAAACATACACGGAATTTTTGAAAGACAAAGTGATAAAAGCACCTATCTCAGGAATAGAAGTCAGTCCGACGGATATCAGTCACGCATTGAAACCGCATCAGAGAGATGCTGTTTTGTGGGCGCTCAAGGGCGGGCGCAGGGCATTGTTTGAAGCATTCGGGCTGGGGAAAAGTATTCAGCAGCTGGAATGGTGCCGTGTACTCATCGAGAAAATAGGAGGAAAAGCATTGATTGTCTGCCCGCTAGGCGTCAAGCAGGAATTTGCGGAAGACGCGGTTCATCTGCTCAATATCCCCGCTCCGACATATGTAAGAAATATGGAAGAAGTCAAAGCCGCAGACAATAGAATTCTGATTACAAACTACGAAAGAATCCGCGACGGAGATATAGATCCCCATTACTTCACAGCCTGCAGCTTAGATGAAGCGTCCGTTTTAAGAAGCTTCGGTAGCAAAACATACCAGACATTTCTGCCAAAATTCAAAGGCGTGAAATACAAACTTGTTGCCACGGCTACACCCGCACCAAACAGATATAAAGAATTAATTCACTATGGTGGATATTTAGAAATCATGGATACGGGACAAGCATTGACACGTTTCTTTCAGCGGGACAGTACAAAAGCAAATAACCTTACTCTCTATCCGCATAAAGAAAAAGAATTCTGGCTGTGGCTGTCTACCTGGGCACTGTTTATCCAAAAGCCCTCTGATCTGGGGTATAGCGACGAAGGATATAACCTTCCGCCGCTGCAAGTGAATTACCACATGTTGGCAAACACCAAACCTGTAAACGAAGAAGAAAAGAACGGTCAGGTCAAACTTATAAAAGACTTTGCCGTGGGTCTTTCGGCAGCGGCCAAAGAGAAAAGAGAGAGCATCGATATTCGGCTGGCAGAGACCAGAAAGATTATAGACCAATCACCGGCGGAGCATTTCATCGTCTGGCACGATCTGGAGAGCGAGCGGCATGCCATCAAAAATGCAATCCCAGAAGCTAAATTTATCTACGGCTCACAGGATATGGAAGAACGGGAGAAAAACACCATAGGATTCTCACGTGGAGATTTCCGCATTCTGGCAACAAAAAAAGAGCTTTCAGGAAGCGGGTGTAACTTCCAAAAACATTGTCATAGACAGATATTCATGGGAATTGACTATGAATTTAATGACTTCATTCAGGCAATACACAGGTGTTACCGCTTCCTGCAAACAAAACCTGTCATCATAGACATCATATACATGGAAACAGAACAGCAGGTGCTAGAAGTACTGAAAAAGAAATGGGAGCAATATAACAAACTCACGGAAAGCATGGAAGAAATAGTCAGGAAATATGGACTGTCACGAAACGATGCCATCATTGAAATGCAAAGGAGTATAGGCGTGGAAGAAGTCATAACAAAAGGGAAAAACTACATCGCGATACATGGCGACTGTGTTGAAAAAACGGGGAAAATGCAAGATAACTCAGTGGACATGCTTCTTACATCAATTCCGTTTGGAAATCACTATGAATACTGTGCAAGCTATAACGATTTCGGGCATAACGAAAATACAGACAAATTTTTTGAGCAAATGGATTATTTAACGCCGAATTTGCTTAGAATTTTGAAGCCAGGAAGAGTATATGCATGCCACGTGAAAGACCGTGTACTATTCGGGAACGCAACGGGAACAGGCATGCCGACGATTGAACCGTTCCATGCATTGACCATCATGCATTACATGAAACACGGCTTCCAATTCTTCGGCATGATAACCGTCATAACAGACGTGGTCAGGGAGAACAATCAGACATACCGTCTTGGATGGACCGAACAGTGCAAGGACGGCACAAAAATGGGAGTGGGCTGCCCGGAATACATCCTGCTGTTCAGAAAGCTCCCTACGGATACATCAAGAGCCTATGCAGATACACCTGTCACAAAGAGTAAAGAAGAATATACCCGCGGGCAATGGCAATTAGACGCTCATGCATTCTGGAGAAGCAGCGGAAACAGGCAATTGTCCGTTGACGACCTGAAAGACATGCACATATCGGATATACGCAAACTGTACAACAAATACAGTAAAGAAACCGTGTATGACTTTGATAAACATGTAGAGATGGCCAATGCGATGGACGAAAAAAACAAACTGCCCGCCACATTTATGTGCATAGATCCCGCAAGCTGGTCTCCTGACGTGTGGGACGATGTAAACCGTATGAGAACACTCAACACAGAACAATCACAAAGGAGAAAACAAATGCACCTCTGCCCTCTCCAGTTTGACATAGTAGACAGACTGATTAACCGGTACACAAACGAAGGAGAAACCGTGCTTGACCCCTTCGGCGGACTGATGACAGTACCGCTGGAAGCCATGAAAGCAGGGCGGAAAGGCATAGGAATAGAACTCAATCCGGAATACTACCGTGACGGATGCTGGTATCTCAAGCGGGAAGAAGACAACCAGGAAACACCAACACTCTTTGATTTCATGGAGGTATAAATGAACGAAATAGATTATATCAATGCATATAAAGGTTATAGGAAATGGCAGAAGCTTGTATACGGTATGATCCCGTGCAGAGTGGGAAGAGCAATTACCGCCATGGTAACCATAGCCGGTGTAGTAATATTGGCGTCACTGATAACACTGATTACCAGTCCGATAGTCATCATAAAAGCAGCAATTAAGAAAGTATATGAAGATGGTCCGCAAGAAATCATGATGGCCATTGAATTTAAAAGAATAAAAAACGGATATGAACAGTACATAAAAGATATAGGAGGCATTCAATGACAGACACAGAAGAAATACTGAAAATATCCCGAGGATTTCCGGCGGAACCATATAGCAATACAGAACTGTTTAACGCTATGGCGGCGTACCTGATCGGCGGTACAACCATCATCCATGGAAAGAAAATACGCGGAGTAAAATCACGGAAAACAAATCTGAAAAGAGCGGCGGCACTGCTTATACATGAAATTAACAGAATAGACGAGGCAGAAGAATGAACTACATCAAACCATTTACAGACATATTCGGTATCAAGCCTGGAGAAGAATTCGGCATATTATTTCCGGCGGAGAAGAGAGTATCAAAACACTTCTATATAGATGAAAGGAAAGGCTTGATGGTGCTGGTCGGGAAGAACTGGACAAAAGCCAACGGAACGCTAATAGAAAAGATCCTCATTGGAGATGTTGAAATCAGAAAGCTAAAAAAGAAAGGAGCATAACAATGATCAGGAATTTATGGATTATTTTATTTTCGGGGGTATTTATATGCGGGCTAACAGGAATTATAAAAGCGGAATGGATAACGACAGAACTCACAGTATATACGCCATATGAATGTCCTAACGAACATACCGCATCGGGAACCATCCCGACAGAAGGCAGAACTATAGCGTGCAACTGGCTGCCATTCGGAACAAGAGTACAGATATACGGACACTGGTATACCGTGGAAGACCGGGGCGGCATGGAAGGCATAGACATATTTAAAAACTCATACGATGAAGCGATAGAGTTCGGACGCAGGAATGCGGAAGTATACATAGAGAGGTAAGAAGATGAACACAGTACAAATCACAGGGAATCTTGCCAAAGATCCAATTATCAGAGCAACGAAGACAGGGAAAGCCGTAGCGTCATTTTCCGTGGGTGTAAGTAAGAGAATCACAAAAACGAACGGGGATATTTTAGATCTGACTGATTGGGTCAATGTAACCGCCTGGGGAAAACTGGCAGAGACAGTAGGTAATGAACTCACAAAAGGAAGCTATGTCTTTATCGAAGGGCGGTACTCTACAAGATCATATGACACACCGGACGGACAAAGACGGTATATTACCGAAGTAGTAGCGAATGTAATTGCAAAACCGATTGGAAGTAATCAACAATCAATGAATGCAGGCTTTTCCGGCGGAACATCTGTAACGCAATTTTCCGCACCTGTAAAATTTGAAGACATGGGAACTGTGAGTAAAGAGCCGGGATATAATCAGCCGGAGTATGAACAAGATGAAATCCCTTTTTAAAGGAGGACAAAATGGACAAATTAATTGACGTAGCGAGTGTAGTGATATTTATCAGCATGATCATGTATGCCGCAATTAAACTCGACGAAGCGGCGAAAAAACTGCGAGATGAAGAAGAGCGGATTTATGAAGAAAGGAAGCTGAAATGAGAAGAGGTTTTGAAAAAGTAAGCGGATATGAATATGTAAACTTGCCACAGAGAAAGACAAAGCAATCAGCGGGGTATGACATTGAAAGTGCCATTGATGATGTAATCACACCTGGCGAAACAAAATTGATTCCAACAGGACTAAAAGCATATATGGGTGAAAATGAATGGATGGGAATCTATATAAGATCAAGCATTGCGGTTAAGTATGGAATTATTTTGGCAAACAGTGTAGCGGTAATTGATTCAGACTACTACAACAATCCGGACAACGAAGGGCATCTCATGTTGCCAATTAGAAATGTATCAGGAATGCCTTATACAGTAAAAAAAGGAGACAGAATCGCACAAGGAATATTCCATCAATATTACAAAGTGGATGGTGATAGTGCTGATGGAAGCAGGACCGGCGGCATAGGAAGTACAGGAAAATAGAGATACATGAAAAAGAGGGAAAAATGAAAAAGATAGAGATAACTTTTGACGAAAAAGGAACGCACATTAACGTCAGCGAAATCGGGAAAGATGAAATAAAAAGTGCCGCCTATGCATTACTACATAAGATGCATGAAGATTTTGACGTGTCAAACAGAGAAATAGTAGTGATTATTGATGATTTTTTTTATCAAATAGAGTACGAAACATGAGTAAAAGTAAAGAAGAAGCAGTAATGCAATATGCAATAGCAGAACATTTTGGTAATAAGAATATTGTAATTCCGAATATTAGCTTTGCGAGAATATCATGCAGAATAGAAAAATATGATAAAGGCGGTTGCTTTATTGGGTATAAATATCCGTTTTCGGGTGTCAAGCATGAAGCTGACTTGATATTAATAAACGAAAATGATTATTTAACGGAGGTTGAAATCAAAGTTAGTTATAGTGACTTCTTAGCAGATTTCAAAAAGAAAGAAAAACATCTTACAAAGTACACGAAGGCAGTCTATTATGCGTTTCCGCATAACATGTACAAAGAAAATGAGGGAAAAATCAAGAAAGTGCTGTTTGAAAAATTCCCGGAAGCAGGAGTAATTATTGTTAATGCAGAAGAAATGGCAGTAGACATAATAAAGAATGCTGAATATTTCAATGTTGAAAAAATCCCAATTGAAGTAAAAATTGGGTTGATGCGGATCGGGTGTCAGAAATGGTGGAGGAGGAAATGAAACAGGATAAAGAAAAATGGGTAATAGGAATTGGTGGAGATCATTTTAACTGTGATGATACATACCCCAGCAAAGAAGAAGCAATAAAGGCGGGACGCAAGGAACTCATGAATGCTAAACCGTATAATCAAGAACCTTATGCAGGTTATTCAGAGGTTTTTAATGATTATATTTATAACGATATTATATGTTTCTATGTTGGGCGATTAACAAGACCCAAGCCAAAAGCAGACATTGACAACATAATCGAAGACCTGGTGAATGATGAAAGTTATATTTACGGTGTATATTACGATGGTTTTCTTGAAGACGTCACAGAGGAACAAAAGAAAGATCTTGAGAAAGAAATAAACAAAGTTATTCAGAATTGGCTTGATAAATACGATTTGAGAGATTATGGGTTTTTAATTAAAAATATGGAGATGGTGAGAGTATGAAAACGCTAAAAGAAGAAGTGATTAAAATGCTGATGGATAGGATTGGCGTTGCAGAAGATGAAGAGTTTGAAGCTCGACTTGCAAGTGGAGAATGCGAGGTCAATAAATTTTGTAACGGAGAACTGCTTACAAAATTCAGTAAAGAATGGCGTGATGATTTAAAATGGGCGGTTTTTGTAAAATATTTCGATGTCTATGAATTTAAGGTGAAGCCGTTCAAACCGAAAATTGGCGACTGGTATTATCATATCAACATTTTGGGTAATCCGGTTCATGGAGAATTTAAGGGGCATTATAACACTTTTGATTATTTAAACAGAGCAATAGGAAACTGCTTTAGAACAAAAGAATTAGCGGAAGCACACAAAGAAGAAATTTTAAAAATCCTGAAAGGAGAAGGTCATGAATGAACCAATAATAAGCCCATGGATATTCTATGCGGCTGATGTAATGGGCAGTATTAATTTAGTTATTAATGTTTTGGTGTGGATTTTGTGTATAGCTACTGCGATTGCATTTTGCGACTATATGTCGAATAGAAGTCCGTATAAAGAAGCCGAAACTATTCAAAACCGGAAAACATTTCATTCGTTATTAAAAATATTTATCGTTGTCACAATATTAAATATTATAATCCCGGCACGAGACACTTTCTACAAAATGACTATTACAAACTATATAACACCTGCGAATATAGATAAAGCAAGTGATATCGTAGATAAGATAACAGATAAGATTATTGAAAAAATAAACAAGAGGGATAAATGATAAAAGACTTTAAAACCGGGCAGGAATATCTCCAAGCGATATATAATCAACACCGGCGGTACCTGTCGGTGCAAAGAGAGATTGCGGAACGTAAATCACATATCTATCAAATAAAAGGGCAGCGATACGAAAAAGACAAGGTTTCCGGCGGAATACAGCCCGACCTGTCAGACAGAGTAATACTCGCAGAAAAATATGAAGAAATGGTTATGCAAGAACATGAAGATCTCATTATCGCGAGGATAGAAGCACGAAGACTGATAGACATGATAAAAAACGATGACGAGAAAACAATACTAAGAGAGTGGTATTTAAATCACAGGTCATATAGAGCAATATCAAGGACGATTCGCATAAGCAGGAACAATATTACAAAAACAAAAGAAGCGGCAGAAGTAAGCTTTGAGATAGTATTTCAAAGACTGAAAAGAAAGATATATACTGGCAATAAATAAAAAAAGAAATCCATCGAAAGGTGGATTTTTTAATAAAAAAATATAAAAACGCTTGACAATACATAAGAAAAGATGTATAATAAATACAGAAAGGAGGTGAGAATGCGGATATGAATAATAAAATAAGCCTTGTAACAGCAATAATCAATTTGATAACAGCGATTATATTGCTTTACAAGGCTCAATGACCGAAGAGGGTGGAACACCCACCCTCCACCCTCTGGGTGGTTCATTCATAATATATCATATTCGCAAAAGCTATGCAAAAATTAACATTATGGATTTCTGTTATAGCATTGCTTGTTTCGTTAATGGCATTAGCAAAGGCGGCTGGGATGTAATGAAATTAATTGAAAAGGTTATGACAACAGCGGAAGCGGCAGAGTTGTGGAACATACCTGTTGTGACAATCAAACAGGCATGCTCTGGGCAAAGAGGATATCCGCCGCGGTTTACAAGTGAAGAGTGCCGCAAGTCGGGGCACATCTGGCTTGTAACCAGGGCGGGAATGGAACGAGTTTACGGCAAGATTTAATCAAAATATAATAAAAAAATGCCAAAAAAGCCAAAAAGACCAAAAAAGACAGAACAAGGTATGATAAGATTAAGATGCGAAAATTGAATAGAAGAACTGCAAAGCCATGTAGCCGCTCAGAAATGGGCGGCTTTTGCATTTACTATGCTTTCCGGCGGTACTGACTGCTTGAAAGGAGAGATATGAGAAGAGCATTGCGAGAATGCGGACATCCCGGATGCCACGCATTAACAAGAGAAACCTATTGTGATAAACATAAACAATTGCACATAAGAAGTCCGAAAGGGCTTGAACGGGAGTCACCGTCAAAACGGGGGTATAACTATAAATGGACTAAAGCGCGAAAGGCTTTTTTAGCGCAGCATCCGTTTTGTGAGTGCCCGGAGTGTAAAGCATCTGGGCATCCGCTGCCGGCTAATGTTGTTGACCATATCATTCCTCACAGAGGCAATCAAGATCTTTTTTGGGATGAAAGTAACTGGCAGGCGATGAACAAAAGATGTCACGATAAGAAAACAGCGAGAGAAAACGGCGGATTCGGAAATAAAATTAAAGCTTGACAGACCACCCCCGGGTCAAAAATGTTTTGACCGGCAACGACAGTACCGTGCGCCTCCTCTTTTGTGAAAAAAGTTCGGGAAATGGACATTACATTAAACTCATGTGTTGAAATGTCAAGTATGCGCAAATAGCAATATTAAAAAGAAAGGAGGAATAACATGGCCGGGCGTCCAGCAAAACCTATTGATTTGCATATAGTTTCAGGCAATCCGAGTCACCTGACGAAGGCGGAAATTGAACACAGAAAAAAATCAGAAATACATCTCGGAGAACAGAAATTAGTATGCCCGGCTTATGTGAAAACGAATAAAGAAGCGTATAAAAAATGGAAAGAAATCAAGAAACTTTATACTGGTTTCAAATTTGTTTCATCGGCGGATATCGGAGTGATTGCGAGATACTGTATGGCGTTTGCACAGTATATAGATTTGATAGAGCGCCGGGACAGGATCGCTCGAGTAGAATTAACAGGTGAAGAAACGACGGCAACGCAGGAAATTCTTGAAGCAGAATACAGTCAACGAAAAGCCGCCAAACTCTATGAAAAAATAGAGTATATCTTATCTACTGGCGGCATTATGGCGATGGACAAAGCGATCAATGCGAAAATGGCGGCACTCGTACAAATGGAAGACAGATTATTCTTGTCACCGCTTGCAAAAGTAAAGAATGTACCGAAAGAGCCAGAAAAGAAAGAAGAAGACCCGCTAAGTAAAAGGGGCTTTGATGTATGACGCTGAAACAAGAGCTGATCAGGTACAGCAGGAAATGCATAAAAGACAAAACGCATATATGCCAAAAACATCGCTGGGCATGTATGCGTTTTTTGCGGGATATAGAAATGGCGGGTACAAAGAAATTTCCGTATGTATTTGATGAAAAAAGAGCAGAGAGATTCTTTGCATGGGCCGCGATGCATAAGCACACAAAAGGAATCTTAGCTGGGCAGCCCATTATTTTTGAGCCTATCCGGCGGTTTATTTTCGGAAATATCTACGGATGGGTCAATAAAGATACGGGGCTCCGGCGTTTTAAAAAAGCGTATTGGCAGGTTGGGAGGAAAAATGCGAAATCACAATCACTCGCCATAGTCGGTGACTATGAAATGATGGCCATGGGGGAGCCGATGTCAGAAGTCTACATTGGGGCTACGAAAAGCATCCAGTCAAAAATCATCTACAATGAAATTCTGGCGATGCTTAGGCGATGGCCAGAGATGAAAGGAAAGTGGAAAGAAAGTTATGGTACCATCCGACACTTGAAAAGCGATTCGATTATCCGGGCGCTGTCAAAAGATGACGGGAAGACCGGGGACGGTCTCAATCCGCAGTGCGGTCTGATTGACGAGTATCACGCGCATCCGACGTCCGAAATATTAGATGTCATAGACACCGGTATGATGGCCAGAAAACAGCCGCTGCTGTTTATCATCACTACCGCGGGGACGAACTTCGGGGGACCGTGTTACAGAGTAGAATATCCACTGGTAGAAAAGATCCTTAATCCGGACATTGATTATGACGTACCGGACTATTTCTGTATGGTCAATGAGCTGGACAAAGATAAAGAAGGAAACCTAATTGATGATGTTAAAAACGAAAAATGCTGGATAAAAGCAAACCCGATTGTGGCGACATATCCGGAGGGCATTGCGAATATAAGGAGCGCGTTGAAAGTGGCAGTTGAGACACCAGAAAAAATGTCATCATTTCTCACGAAAAACATGAACATATGGAATCAGCAGTCCGGAGCCTCGTATATGGACATGGGGAAATGGAACACCAGGGGGCGGATAGAAAGTTACGACTTATACGGACTAGATGCATATGTCGGGATGGACTTATCAAGTAAAGTCGATTTGACGTCCATCGGACTGGTTATTCCGGTCAAAAAGGATGTGACGAAGTATATTGTCCTCGGTCACAGCTTCATTCCGGAAGAAACGCTGCAGAGAAAGATAAAAACAGACAGAGTGCCGTATGATTACTATGCCCGCGGTGGCTGGCTGACGGTCAATTCTGGAGAAGTAGTCGATTATCGATACATGACAAAGTGGATGGTGGAAACGGCGGAAGAGCTGGGACTGAACATTAAAGAAATCTGCTATGACCCGTATAACGCAACTTATTATGCGCAGGAACTTGAAAAACTGGAGTATACATGTGTCGAAGTCCGGCAGGGCATGATGACTTTATCCGAACCGACAAAATCATTTAGAGAAAATGCGTATCAGGGAAACATTTTGCATTTTGAAAATCCGCTGCTTGACTGGTCAATCAGTAACGCGGTCACAAAAAAAGACCAAAACGAAAACATCATGCTTGACAAAGAAAAATCAACAAACAGAATTGACCCGATAGCGTCGGTAATCAATGCGTTTACACGTGCGCGGATTACCGAAGAAGATGATATGAGTGATTATATTTTGAGCGACGATTTCAGCTTATAAAGGAGGACATGTGAAAAAGATATTGTATGTGATTGACGACATTTTTCTGTTCGTCGGGTGCATTCTAATGATTGCCGGCGGTGTATTGATATCTCCCGTGGTCGCGGTATATACCGCGGCTATAGAGTGCCTGATTTGGGCATTTATTTTTGCCAAAGCGCAGAGAGGCGGTGGTAAATAATGCTTTTAAGACAGCTTTTTTCAAACCCGACGGACTCGGGTACACTGCTTAGCCCTGCAGACTGGCTCATATCCGCCATTAACGGTGACGGCGTAACGGCGGCAACGGCAAGTAAAAACAGCAACATTTATACGTGCGTCAACATTTTGGCTGACGACATCGGTAAACTGCCGATCCACACATTCAGGACCGGCGGGAAAAAGACGGAAGGGATGAAACATCCTGTCGCTAAACTGCTGTATAAACGACCGAATCCGCTTATGACACCGCTTGCGTTCAAACGAACGCTGCAATATCACATGGGATTTTACGGAAACGCTATCGCTTATATAGAATGGGGAACAGACGGGTATCCGAAGTCATTATGGCCGCTTGACCCGACAAAAACGACGATCCGATTAAACGTGGTTACTGGAACGCTGACATATACGACAAGCGATGCAAAAGGGGCGATGTACCATCTACAGCCGCATGATGTCTTGCATTTTTATGAAATGTCAAAAGACGGGCTCATCGGCGTGCCGAAATGGCGGACGCTGATTGACGAGCTGGACAGCCAAAATGCAATCAAGAAATTTCAGAGCCAATTTTACAAAAACGGAACAATGACGCACGGCGTGTTGCAAGCAGCGTCGAAGATCAATCCGGAAGCGAAAAAGAAACTCCGTCAAGAATGGGAAAAAATCAACGGCGGTATAGATAATGCCGGACGAGTCGCTGTTCTTGACCTGGGAATGGAATATAAGTCGCTTGGCATGCAGCTAGACCAGGCACAGTTTATCGAAACGCAGAAATTCGGAATTAACGAAGTCGCCAAGGTCTACCGGATACCGCCGCATAAGCTGGCGCAGCTGGATCGTGCAACGTACGCTAACGCCGAAGCAATGAGCCTTGACTACATCAAAACAACGCTTCTTCCGATCTTTACATCATGGGAACAGGAAATCAACTATAAACTGTTTACTGAACCAGAAAGAGAAAACTATTATGTGAAATTCAACGCCGCGGCTGAACTCAGAGGCGACAGTAAAGCAAGGGCTGAATACTACAAAGACATGCTCTATGCCGGCATTTATACGCTTAATGAGATCCGCGATATGGAAGAAATGGAATGTATAGGCGATGTAGGGGATATCCATCTTGCATCGCTGAATTATACAGATATTACCGTTCTGAAAGATTTGCAATTAGCAAAAGCGAAGAACGGAACACTGAAAGGAGGTGATGATAATGGGGAAAAGGGAAAGAAGAATCAATCAGACGCAGTTTGAGATTAGGACGCTGGAAGATGGTAAAACTATCATCTTGGAGGGATATGCTCTCAAGTTTGGGAAACGGTCAGAAGACTTCGGCGGCGTTGATGAAATCTTAGAGCGCGGGTGTCTGGATAAAACGGACATGTCTAACGTCGTAGCGCTGATTAATCACGATCCGAACTATCCGCTGGCAAGAAATACCGTTCGCGAGGGACCCGGGCATCTAAGTCTGTCGGTAGACGACACCGGGCTGCGGTTCAGCTTGATTCCGACCGATACGGCGTATGCTAAGGATTTAATGACAAATATGGCAGCTGGCGTTGTCAATCAGTGTTCTTTTGCATTCACGTTGGCGGAAAGCGGCGCCGACTGGTCATATGAAAGCGAGAAAGACATGTACCATCGGGCAGTCAAGCATATTGAGAGGCTATGGGATGTATCGATTGTCACGACGCCGGCATACCCGGACACCGAAGCGCAGGCTGTACAGCGGTCAATGCAGGAATCGAAAGAAGCATACGTTAATTCTTTGAAAGAAGAGCAAGAAAACATTAGAAAACGAAAGCTCAATATAGAGCTGGAATTGTTAAATCAATAATTGCCGCCGAACGGCGGCTTTTTAAATGGAGGAAGAAGAAATGACAGAAAAAGAAAGAGAATTGCGCCAGAGAATGGCGAAAGTAACCGAAGAAATCCGCGCGTTAATGGCAGATAAAAAACTTGACGAAGCGGAAAGTAAAACAGCTGAATTAAGAGAACTCAAAAGGCAGCTGGAGATTGAACAAACGCTGGCAGATGTTCCGGCAACGGTTCCCCCGGCGGCACGCGCGGCAGAAATCACCGACGAAGAAAAAAGAGATCTTATGTTCAGCGGGCTTGTGAAAGAGATTAAGCGCCAGATGCCGACGGACGCGGAAGCCGAAGTACTGAAAGAAGCAAGAGCCGGTATGAAAGCAGGGGTAGACGCCGACGGCGGGCTTATCGTTCCGCAAGACATCTCAACTAAAATCAACGAACTCAAGAGAGCGTTAAATCCGCTGGACCAGCTTGTCACGATTACGCCCACAACCACTATGACGGGGTCACGCGTCATGGAAAAATGGGCAGAAATGACGCCACTTGAAAGCGTTGATGAAATGGCAACAATCAAAGAAATCGACGGTCCGAAATTTGAAAAAATCGCATACGCGATCAAAAAATATGCAGGCATTCTTCCGATTTCAAAAGAGATGTTGTCTGACACAGACCAGAATCTCATTTCTTATGTGAGTGCGTGGTTTGCTAAGAAAGATGTGGTCACAAGAAATAGCTTGATCATCGCAATCATGAAAACGCTGGCAAAGAAACCTGTTGCTAATGTAGACAGCTTGAAAGACATTCTGAATGTGGATCTTGACCCGGCGATTTCTTTGACGTCCGGTATCGTTACCAATCAGGACGGGTTTAATTTCTTAGACAAGTTGAAAGACTCCGAAGGGCGCTACCTGCTTCAGCCGAATCCGCTCAATCCGACACAGAAACTGTTGTTTGCTCATCCGGTTACCGTTGTCAGCAATAAGTACCTGCCGAGTGCGACATCTCCGAAGAAAGTGGCGCCGATTATTGTCGGGTCTCTGGCGGATGCAATCGTACTCTTTGACCGCCAGCTTATTACACTCGAAGGCACAGGTATCGGCGGGAACTCATTTATTCGCGATTCTTACGATATCAAGGCAATTACAAGGCTTGACGTTAAAGCGTTTGACAGTGCCGCAGCAGTATATGGCGAGCTGACGCTTGCATAAGGAGTTATTATGAGCATTCTGGATGGCGTTAAAGCGTATCTCCGAGTTGACGGAAACCAGGAAGATGAGGTCATCCGGACACTCATTGATACAGCCAAAGCGTTTATTTTGCAAGGGACGGGCGTCGAAGTCAAAGAGACTGACGCCCAATCTATCCTTTGTATGCATATGATCGTAGGTTACTGGTACGAAAACAGAAATGCGGTAGGTCAAGGGGCGGAATTACCGTTTACAATTACCGCCCAACTGCTGCAATTAGAAACAAGAGGTGAATGACATGCTGGTAAAAGCACTAGAGAAAATTATCATAAACGGAGCAATCGTCGATGCCGGCGAGACGTACGACGGAACAGCGGAAGAATTAACTGCCTACATTTCCGGTGGATATGTAGAAGTACTTGAACAGGATGAAGACATGGAAGACGATCCGGCGGACAATCAGAATGAAGAAGTAGATCAGGAAGATGAAGAGCCGGAGGAAACCCCAAAGGAAAAACCGAAGACAACGAGAAGGACTGTCAGGCGCACGAAGAAAACCGGAGCGTAAAGTATGAATATCGGGAAGATGCGCCACAGGATAGCGCTTAAAAAGCCTATTATCGGTGAGGATGTAGGATTTGGCTCCGTTATCGAATGGAAAGATGTCGGATCCGTGTGGGCGGAATTCTTGAAACAACGTATTACCCCGAGCGCGATTATAGGAGACGGCACGGCTGTCTTGATAACGCAAGGGATAAGAATACGGCCACGAGAAATCGAAAAAGGATGGCATGTTGAAGAAAGCGGACGGACGTATAAGGTGATAGACGTAGATCGTTCGGATCCTGCCGTTTACGTATTAACAACAGAGGCGGTAGAAACATGAGCAGGCGCGGAATCGATATCAAGATGTTTTCAGGAGAGGTAATCCAAAAAGCGGCTAACGACATTAAACGCTACGATAAGGAAACGCAAGGGAAAGTCAGGAATGTCATTGCGAAAGGAACGATAGCAGTTATGAAAGCGGCTATTATAAAAGCGCCGATGGGGCCTACCGGAAGCCTGAAAGCAGGAATCCATTCCGAAATGGAACGAGAAAAGCCGCAGGGAATAGTGAAGAGCGACGCCCCGCATTCGCATCTCGTAGAATTCGGGACAGTTGAACGTATAACATCCAACGATCCGAGAAAAGGCAAAAAAGCTATGCGAATAAACGATAAATTCGTAAGCGGAACTATTCGCACAGGGAAAATGCCGAAACGTCCGTTTATGCGGCCGGCAATGATGCAGGAACGGAGCAAGATTGAAAACGAAATGGAGAAAGTATTTCAATGAGACTTATCAAAGACGTACCGTCAACCGTTCTCAGGATGGCGGTTTTTAAATTACTGAAAGAAGGTCAAACGATACCGATTCACGGCTCAGTTCCCAAAGGTGCGAAACTTCCTTATATCACCCTGGGCGCGGCTACGTTCAAGCCACTGTCAAATAAAGATCTGATTATTTGGGACGCTTCACTGAACGTAGAAGTATGGGCTGGGGAGGATGGGAAAAAACAAGTCAATGAAACGCTAAACGATATATGTGCATTGATATCTGCCTACGGATGCGATATGGAGCTGCCTCAATATCGGATTAATAGTACACAAATTGATCTGGTAGAGGATTTTCCGGAAGTATCCACGGGCTATCACGGCACAGTAACAATATTATTTACTATTCAGAATTTTAACAAGAAAGAGGTATAAAAATGGCTAAATTATCAGCAGAAGAACTTAAAAAACTCCCAGTATATGAGGGGACGTCTATGGCTACAGCGGGAAAAGATACATTGCTGTATATAGATAAGGCAACAACCACAGGGAAAAAGCCGACATGGGTACTCGTCGGAGGACAGAGAAACTCCCCCGTGGAATACAAAGCAGATTCTATTGATGGATCTCACAAGACTTCCGGCGGATGGGGAGAGACGCTCGCGGGTCCGAAGTCTTGGAGCATCAGCTATACAGGCTTGTTAGTCATGGATGATGCGGCACTGTCAATTATGGAGTATGCATTCCACCACGACATCCCGATTCATGTAAAAATCGCATATCCGGATAAGACCTGCCAGACCGGATGGGTTACTATTTCCGATTTCACAAAAGACGTATCTCATGACGGGGTAGCTACCGTTGCTGCTACGTTAAACGGAAAGGGACCGATTTCTGAAATTGCCGCAGACGATGTTACCGGAGGCTAATTATGCGTAAACCGATAGAAATCAAAATTGGAGAGTCAAGGTATCAGTTGCTGTATACGGTAAGAAGCCTTGAGAGGTTTGAGCAGTATCTCGGAACGTCTCTCTTTTCAGTTATAAGTTCCGTGCTTGTTAACGGCGCGGTCGGAATGGTACAGAGTGCAACAATACACTTTATCATTTCCGGCTTGCGGGCCGGACTTTTAAACCAGCCGAAGAATTTCGATGCTTATGATTTCGTGGATATGTACTGTGAAAATGGCGGAAACATCGGAGAACTCGCAAAATACATCGTAGATGCGGTGGTTGAATCCGGACTTTTTACACAGGGGACGCCGAAAAAAGAGGCGCCGATGAAAAAGAAGAATCGCCGATAAAGACATTTGAAGACTGGATGCGGTATGCAGAACCGATAGCATACCGCATCGGTTTCAAACCGTCTGAATTTCCGCGATTAACGCCGCTTGAATTCTATAGATATCTTGAAGCGAGTGACGAACGTCGACGCTTGCAGGATTACCGCGTGGCGTACTTCATTTCATGGCTAATGTCCCCGCAGCTGAAAAAGCCGATAGAACCGCATGAGATTGCGGACCCGTTGTGGATTACGGAAGAAGATAAAGTGAAAAATGCAAAAAAAGAAATGGAATATTTGAAAAAAGTATTCAATTTGGAGGGAGGTGCATAGATGTCTACTATTTCTGATTTACAGCTTAAGATTGGCGCGGATTCGTCAGGACTGCAAAAAGAATTAAATAAAGTACCGGGGACTGTCAAGACAGCGTTTAAAGTTAATCCAGTAAGAGACATGCAGTCTGCACTGGAAGGAACCACGGGAAGTATTGAAACGCTAATTGGTAAGTTCGGCGGAATGGCGGCACTGGCCGCATCGGGATTCGGACTGACGAACCTGATAAAAGGAGCCGTTGAGGCGGGAAACAGAACATACGAACTCGCACAAAGGCTGCAAATAACTAACGCTGAAGCTGCTAAATTCTCAAGAATACTCAAGCTAACCGGCGGTGACAGCGAACTCGCAGGGAAAGCATTTATGCGTCTCGACTCAACAATCAAAGGCAGTGGAGAGGCGGCCGAAAAGACAAGAGCCGTCTTAAGTGCCGTAGGTGTTACTCTGACAGACCAGAATGGTAAACTGTTGCCTCTTAACGATCAGCTCGCACAATTGGCGGCAGGTTATCAAAAAGCGTCACAAGCGGGATATGCGCAGGAGTTCATTATGAATACACTGGGCGCCCGTGGTCTGACGCTTGTTAAAACACTGCAAAATTACAATGAAGCATCGGAAAATGCGGCAAAGATAAAAGGATTAGGGCTTGACGCAAAGCAGATGCATGAAATAAGCGTAGAGCTTGATGTAGTGCAGGCGCAGCTCGGACAGATCGCTATTGCGGGCGGGGCTATACTTGCGCCGGTAGCGAAAGAAGTATTGCCGCCGATTTTAGAGGGCTTGTCATCAACTGCTAAATATATAGCGGAAAACAAGGAAAATCTGCTGTCGCTGACGAAGACACTGGTAGCTTTTACGGTGGCGTATAAGACACTGCAGGCATTGCAAAAAGCAAGATCAGCAATGGGATCGCTTGCGTCGATTGGAACTGGAGACGTTTCAGAAGATGCGCTAACTGTACAGCAGGAAAAAAGCATTGCACGCCGGATAAAAAATATTGAAAAAGCGGCAATAGCAGAAGAAAAGGCATATTTGAAGACACTTAGTACAGCACAGATGACAGACGCTGAAAAAGAAGCAAGTTATTCAAAATACTGTGTCATGCGAGAAGCTAAAGCTGCCGAAACCGCAAGGGTGGAAGCCGCTCGCATGACAGCGGCGTATCAGGAAATCAATATGCAGGCCCGGCAGTCGGCAGCAGTGCAGGCGAGCGCGGCAAATACAGTAGCCGGGGCACATAAAGCCGCAGCAGGGAAGATGGTTGCGGCTAATACGGCGGCCAGTGCGTCGAGCAATATGCTGGCGGCGGAACAGACCGCGGTTACCGTTGCTACACAACAGACCGGAAAAGCCGCTGTGGATACCGGTATCAGAATGAGCACAGCAGCGAGAGGGTCACTCGGTCCGTTGCGTCAGGCGGCAAGCGCGGTATGGGCACTGGCTGGAGGATGGCTGGGTGTGGCTGCTGCTATTGTAGCCGCAACGTATAAGCTGTATGAATTCCATCAGGAAGAAAAAAGAGAAGCCGAAAATGCTCAGTATGTCAACGTAAACGGTAAAGATTACTACTACAGCGAAAAAGACAATACAATGATCCGTGTCAAAGAAAATGGGACACGGATGAATGTTTATAGTCAGGAAGAAAATGACGAAGCCAAAGCGGCATGGGATAGGAAGTACGCTGCCGCTAACGAGAACTCTAAAAAACTTCACGAAAAATATGGTGACAGAACCAACATTGACAAAGGGGCTATAAATTCACAAATTGAGGCGTTAAAAGCCGCTTTTGAATCGGGAACATCTGCGACAAAAGATAATACAAAAGCGATTAAGGAAGCCAAAACGTATCAAGTAGAAGTGCCAATTGGTCAAGAGGTTGTAAACATAGCATCGAGACATCCCGAGGGAGAACAATGGATGTCACCGCTTGTCGAGGATGCCCGCGTACAATGCGCCGCTTTTGTCTCTGCACTATATCAAGAGGCAGGCATACAAGGGTTGAACTCAATTAACGGGAATCAGCTTGTAAATCAGTTCGGTACGGCTTATCACACCGCCGGAACAGGATACGTGCCGCAGGAAGGCGACATGATAGATTGGAAAGACCATGTCGGAATTTATGCCGGAAACGGTGAATATATAGCAAGAAACTCGACCGGTGGAGTGCATCGCGGCAGCATGTCAGAAGCAAATCAATGGTTCGGTAATCCGCTTGGTTACGGGTCAATAGGTGAGTACACCGGAGGTAAAACAGTAACGCTTACAACTGATGAAATCGGTAAAAAAGCCAACGAGGCGTTGAGACGGTTAAATCAGGCGAAAGAAGAGGCAATTCGGCTGTTTTCAACGATGCAGGAATCTATAGACAGCGAAACCGAAGGTGCCTACCTGTCCGGTATGAACAAACTGGCGGAAGACATCAGACAGAAGCAGGAAGAGATTAACAAGTTATCTAATGCCGGTATTCCGAAAGACGCGGTAGAACAACTGCAAAAACAGCTCAATACATACGGAACGGTCATGAAACAGAAGCTGACCGACACGTGGACAGAAAACTGGAACAAAATCAAGACCGAAACGAAGCAGATAGGTGCAGAGCTCACCGGGGACTTTAAAGCACTTGCCGACGCTGAATATGAAGCTACAGTTAATGCGCTCAACAAAGAGAGAGCGGAACGCCTAAAAGAAGTTTCTAAAAACAAAGAAGATAAAGAAGCGATGGTGGCTGTCGAAGAATGGTATACTGCTAAGACTGCCGAAGCTGCAAAGAAACGTACAGAGGCATATAGAGAGTCATTTGAAAAACAGGCAAAATACGCAATAGATAACCATCGTTCAGATCTGCTTAGGGCATTAACGAGCAGCCGTGACGGGCAAGACTATATGAACTGGAAAGGACAGACAGAAGCCCTTGAAACGTATCTGAGTATATGGAAGACGGGGCATGAGTCAATGCAGTCGCAGATTGCAGAACTTGCGGAGAGCTCAACTGATAAATTCCAAGAGTTTTTCCAAAGCATTTTGACAGGATCTGAAACACTCGGAGACTCGCTGTACAATCTCATAACAGGAATTGGAGAGACAATACTACAGCAGATTACGCAACAATGGGCAGGGCGCCTGACAGAATCTATATTCGGCGGCAGCCTGCTCGGCGGAAATAATAATAGTAATGGCGGAACATATGACAATGGTATGAATACAATGTTTGATGCGTTCAAAAACAACTTAAGCGCGTCTAATGTAGCACTGGGACTTTTCTCCGGCAGCACACAAAAAGGCGGAATGGTCATGGGCGCATACAATGTCATCCAAAACGCTATTAATACAGGCACAAAGCCGACAGAAGTCGGAGCAACCGTTACTGCTACAGGCGCTTTGGCAGCATTCACTACAGCAGTCGGTGCGGCTACTGTAGCACTGCAGCTTATGTCTGCAAAGTCGGGATTCGGATTTGGCATGTTTGGATTTGCGACCGGCGGACCTATCAGCGGTCCGGGGACGGCTACATCAGACAGCATTCCAGCTTGGCTGTCTAATGGTGAGTACGTTCTCAATGCTGACGCTGTCAGAAAAGTAGGATTACCGCTGCTTAATGCAATCAATTCAGGACGTATGCCGCGTTTTGCAAAAGGCGGAGCGGTAAAGACTGCAGACATCCGGAATACAGAGTCAACAACGATCACGAAAGGCGGAAACAGATCAGTACATTTGGATATCAATACTCTTGATGCTGCATCGTTTGCTGATTTTTTGCGTAACGGCGCCGTAGACGAAATTCGGAAAGCATTTTTTGAAGAAGATTTGAATTTTGCTGGAAATAGCGGGGTGTTCTGATGATACTTAGGAAATTCCCAGAGGATCTTAACGGATTGGCTTGGGAAAGTATAAAATCAATGGATTGGAATACAAAAGTACAAAAATCGGGAAGCGGTAAAGTACGTACACTCACGACACAACTCTTGCCGAATTGGACGATAGAAACGAAATTTCAGATCTTGACAGATGAACAATATAGAAAGCTATTGGGATTTGTAGCGCTGTTAAAAGGCGCGCATATCCCTTTTTTGTGGCTTGATCCGGAAGACTATGAAGAAAAAGGAATACAGCTGCCGCTGATCACGAACGGAACATATCAAGCCGTTATGAAGATGGGCGACTATGTAGAGCCGGTAGAGTACATTGAAAAAGTAACTGTATATATTGACGGCGTGAAACAAGCAAGCAGTGCATACACAGTTACCGGCGGGACGGTGAAACTCAAAACTGCACCAGTAAGTACGGCAAAAGTTACAGCGGACTATACATATTACTGGAAAGTTATGTTTGCAGACGACGGAATAGATATTGAACGGCAGTATCTTAACATCAACAAGTCTAAAACATTTAAGTTGGAGGTAGTCCGATGAAAACAGTGAATAAATCTCTTGAGACTTATCTTGAGACAGAAAAGAAGATTACTTCTTGCGATCTATACGAGCTTGTCTTAGACAACGGCAATAAGTATTACTATGCCGATACCGATATAGACATATCTTTTGGCGGGCATACGTACTTACATAACGCATTGTTGATTAAGCGACAGCAAGTCAAGATTCATGATCGTGTCGTAGTTGATACAATGACCGTCACCGTTCAAGCGGATATCAATGACAAACTGGAAGGACTGCCGTTTTTGCAGGCGGCGCACAGCGGGGTGCTTGATAGAGCTAAGCTGTATCTCCGCCGCTGCTTCTTCCGGGACCAGTCCGTCGTGGGCGCGATTGACCTGTTCGGCGGGAATGTAGAAGTCAAATCGGCAGGCGGTATCAAGATTGAATTGTCTGTCAAAGCAGAAACGCAGGGGCTCAATATGGAGTTCCCTGTCCGCAGGTACTATCCGCAGGGGAGTTATACGACGAATGAAGACGGCGTTATCTACAGCAAAGAAACAGATGCCGCGACGCTGATTGCGCCGTTCGTACCGCGAAGAGAGGTACTCATATGACAGACGGTGAAAAAATAGCAAAGGCCGCCGCAGCATGGTTAGGTACGCCGCATATTAACGGCGCAAAAGTAAAAGGCCGCGGTGTAGACTGCGGCATGCTGCTAATAGGCTGCGTAGAAGACGCGGGATTGCTGAAAAAAGACAGTGTCCAGATTGAACCGTACTCTAACGAATGGCATCTGCACCATAGCGAAGAATGGTTCTTGAGCTACGTGCAGAAATATTGTGACGAAGTAGAAGATATACAGCCCGGGGATTTCCTGTTGTATCAATTCGGACGGTGCATTTCTCACGGTGCTGTCTATGTCAGAAAAGGACGTGTTATTCACGCTTATATAGACCGCGGCGTAGTCATGACGGACCTTTCTGATGTGATGTTTTTCGACGCAAAAGGCAGGAGCCGCTTGCGCGGCATATACCGATTTAATAGAAAGAAGGTGAGACGATGAGCTTTTTTCGCGGAAGAACAACGACAACACGGGCAAATAAGATAAGTGAATTTACTGTCAACACCGCGGAATACGGAGCCGTTGTACCGGAAATCATCGGTACAGTGAGAACAGCGGGAAATGTAATCTGTTATGATGATTTCACTGCTCACGAACACCGCGAAACGCATAAAGCCGGAAAAGGCGGCAAATCTAAGCAAGTCAGCATTACCTACACCTACACTGTAGCGGTCATTTTAGGACTTTGCGAGGGTCCCATTTCTGGAATCGGGAAAGTGTGGATTGGTAAAAATGTACATAACTATCCGGCAGATGACATTCAGCTGACGTTATTTGACGGGGAAGAAAACCAGCAGCCTTGGGCATACACGCAAGGCAAGCACCCGGACAAGGCTCTTCCATATTCCGGGCTGGCTTATATGGCGGGCGTCATCGATTTAGGCGATTCCGGATCTATGCCGTCATACAATTTCGAGGTCAAAGGCAGGCTATTAGAGACTGGAGATGGTATCGACGTCAATCCGGCAGACTACATCCGATACGTACTTGACAAAATCGGTAAAAAAGACATGCAGATTATCGGATTGGATAATTATCGGAAGTACTGTAAAGAAGCAGACCTTTTAATTTCATCTCCGCCAGACGAAGACGCAAAAGCCGCCCGGGAAGTCGTAAATGAAATCGCAAAACTGACTAATGCGTATGTCTTCTGGTCAAATGACAAACTAAAGATCGTACCGCTGGCAGATAGGCCAGTTGGCAGCTGGGCACCGGATAAAACAGGTATTACAGACCTGACAGCGGATGATTTTCTGCCGCAGACCGGCGGGGCCCTTGTGACATACAAAAGAAAAGACAGCTCTGCGATCTATAATCAGTTTCCGGTAGAATTCATCAATCGCGCGAACGGTTACGAAAAAGAATCCGTCAGCTACGAATTTACCGAGGACATCAAGAACTACGGCGTAAGAGCCGCCAGCGTAACGAACGCCCATTATGTCTACACAAAAGAACGGGCAGTTAAAATTGCTGAACAGTTGGCAAGAAACAACAAATACGAGAGAACGCAATACACATTTAAACTCGACTGGAGCCTGTGCCGGCTGGAAGTCGGTGACTTGGTAAGATTGACCGATGAAAATTCAGGGATCTTTGAGCAGGTCGCAGTTATTAATGGCATCACAGAAGGTACCGATGGATGCCTGACCGTAACCGCGATATCAAGGGCGCCGGGAGACTACCCTGCGGCAAAATACAACGTACATGCTAACGATAGGCCGTATATTGATTACAACAAGACGGCACCAGATACCGTGCCGGTTATTTTTCAACCGCCTGCGGATCTTACTGCTGACGGACTGGAGCTGTGGATAGCTGCAAAAGGTAAAGAAGACGGTTGGGGCGGATGTACTGTGTACGTCTCCGACGATAACACGAACTACCGGACGGTCGGGCAAATTGCAGGCTCTGCGCGGTGCGGTAAATTAACACATCCATTGTCACCGATGCCGAATCATCCGTCCGGCAATCAAGTATTTGTGACGTGTAATGATCAGCTGCTTAGCGGTACACCGCAGGACGCGCAGCGCAAGAACACATTGTGTTGGATAGACGGCGAGTGTATGAGTTACATCAACGCTAATTTGCAGTCGAATGGAGCGTGGCTGCTGTCGGGGTTATACCGCGGTCAGTGCAATACGGCTGTCAGAACGCACGCTAAAGATACAGACTTTGTCCGGCTTGATAACTCGGTATTTAAAGTACCGTTTACGAAAGAAGATATCGGCAAGAAAATCTACCTCAAATTCTGCTCATACAACATCTTCGGCGCTGGAAATCAGGATCTGTCAGAAGTCAAAGCGTACGAATACACACTGCAGAAATACTACATTCCGCCAGTTACGAACTTAACCGCATACAACAGATATAGACAGCTTGCCGATGGTGTATCTCGCTATGATATCGTCGTAAACTGGACGCCGCCTGAACTACAGAGCTATCTACAGGGCGATGTCTGGTACAAAACAAGCAACGGGCAGGCAAAAGACCTTGTTATTAAAGAAGGTACGAAGGGCTCTGAACTCGGTTTTGACGGTGAGTGGACGTTCGGCGGCAGCGGAAAAGATCAGGTCGTTATACCGCAGGCCATCGTCGGCGACACCTACCTGATCGCGGTATGCACGAAAGACGAATGGGGGGAAAGTACAAGTCCGGACACCTCACCGCAGCTGAAGATCCTTGTTGCGCTCAAGACGGAAATTCCGAACACACCGGACGGATTCGGAATAGATTTTGGCACAGTTTGCACTGCAAGCTGGAAAGAAGTCACGAATACTGACATCGCTTTTTACGAAATCCGGACGGATGACAATGCCGGCGCTGAAACATCGGGATTGTTAGCCCGTACAAACAACCTGTCTGCTATACTGCCGCTGACGGAGCGAAGCGGGAAACTGTATCTGTACGCAAAATCTGCAGTCGGCAAATACTCTACCCCAGCTATTTTGCAGTATAACAAGCCGGTACCTAAGAAGCCTAATCCGCCTGTGCTTACGAGTACAATCGGAGGTTTTGGGCTGACCGCGGAATCAATCCCCACAGATTGTGCCAGCATGAACATTTATATAAATGGCACGGACGGGCAGAAGACAATCAAGACCGAAAACAACAGCTACAGTCACACATGCGGTGCAGGGATCTATGATGTATCCATCGCTTACTATGACCTATTCGGAGAGGGTGAAAAATCCGGAGAAAGCCGCGTTACTGTCAAAATCTCAATCTCTAAAGATATGCTCGAAGATGAAGCGGTCAGTCTTGCGAAAGTAGATGCGTTAGTTAAGCAAAAGCTCAACGACGGCGCTATCGCAAAGCAAGACGTAACGACAATAGTCTCTAACCTCGGAAATTTAATGCTTGCAAAAGCTAATTACAGCGCCATCACCCAAATGACCGACGCAATCAATTTGCGGGTGCAAAAAGGCGACGTGATCAATCAGATTAATCTATCGCCGACGACTACGACGATTGCCGGCAAGTATCTACATGTAACGGGGGAGACCGTCTTTGACAATAACGTCATTGTGAGCCGCATGCTTGCGGCAAAAGCGATTACAGCTGATAAATTGGCGGTGACAAGTCTATCAGCAATCACAGCAAATATCGGACTGTTGAGGACAAAGACAAACGGAGCGAGAACAGAAATTAAAGACAATCTGATTGAAATTTTTGATGAGAATAATTTCCGAGTTATAGCGTTAGGAGTGAATGTTTAATGGCTATCGGACTAAAAATTTTTCATCCGCAAAAAGGATTGATACTCAACATCACAGATTCACTGACCCGCATTCTCGGCAGCTTTACAGCTGACACACCGACGGGAAGCCGAACTATCGATATTCGAGATAATGACCGGCTATTCGTGTTTTTTGTGCCGGAAACGGCAGAGTATACGGCACCCATGCAGATAACGACGTCAAGCAATCAAATTAACTGGGTGTATCGTGGGGATTTCGATCACGTACATAAACAGAGGATATACTATGGCACTTATTAATTTCCTGGAAATTTACAACGCAGATCGTCACCTTATTATCAACAATAAGTATAAAAATTTGCGGTTGCTGAAAGTAGATAAGCTGCCATCTCCGGCAGGGGTGAGCGGAGACGGAAGCAACTGGAGATACTGGGAATATGAAATAGACTTTAATATGAATTATATTCCGGCAATCTATTGCACCAATTCTCAATATTACGTTACAGCTGAGGTAAACGGCGGAAAGATGACTATTCAGGTGTACGCTCCAGCGTCTGTTTCGATGACGGCGGGACAGGGACACGACGCCGTTACATTGTATATATTTACCGAGGAGGCTGATTCTGATACATCGGGGGCAGGGGTATTCATCTGGGATCCGGAAACAAGAAAGCTTGTTTTTAATAGTAAAACCCCGTATCTCCGTGTTGTCGGCAGTCACATTAAATCTGAAATATCAACTAACGACGCAGCAGGACTGGCTGCTGTTATGCCGGAAACGACTTTTCCGTGTGCGAAAGTGGCGGCGATTATGTTCTCTATGCACGAATTTCAGAAAAGCACCCCGCAGGTTGTGATTCATAGTTCATTAAAATTGAATTGGTTAAGCCCAAACCGCATAAAAGCATACTGGTTGGCCGATGGTGCAATTTTCAATCCCGGTGGCGATATACACATACCGGGCGGAGTATTTAGAGCTACTTGTATCTTGTTTGTTAATGTAACAGGTTATTAGAAAAAAGGAGAGAAATCATGAAAAGAACATGTAAAGTAAACGGTAAAGTATCTTATCCGCAGAACGATGGGGTTTTAACGACGTTTAGCTTTCATAATCCGGAAACAGGCGAAGTCTATGCTATGTCGACAACAAGTCAAGAAGAGACTGATGAACTGAACTACGGAGACACGGTCACGCTGGAGATTAAAAAAGCCGAGGTATCCGAATGAAACCGCAGACATTTCAGCACCCGGAAATAAGAGATGAGAATGACAATATTATTAAGCCGGGGGCTTTCGGGAAAAACACGCCGTTTTGCACGAAGGGGAATGACGGCATTTTAGACTATATTGCGAATGATCTGGAGTATCTATATGAAAACGGGGGCAGCGGCGGTAGCGGAGCAGGTCCGAAAGGTGACCCAGGTCCTAAGGGAGACCCGGGCCCCAAAGGAGACCCGGGGCCGAAAGGTGCCGACGGGAAAAACGGACAGAACGGGACAGCGGCAACGATAAAAGTCGGAAAAGTGACGACGGGTACCTCCGCTTCGGTGACAAATTCAGGGAACAGCACAAATGCCGTATTTGATTTTGTCATTCCGGTTTCCGGCGGCGGACAAGGTATTCAAGGACCGAAAGGAGATCCGGGACCTAAAGGGGATCCAGGGCAAAAAGGAACAGACGGAAAAGATGGAACCGCTGCAACAATCAAAATTGGGGCAGTAACAACGACGGCGCCTGGCACAAATGCTAAGATCACAAATTCTGGTACAGCCAACGCAGCAGTATTTAACTTCTCGATCCCGAAAGGCGAGAAGGGAGAAAAAGGAAATACGGGGATACAGGGTCCGCCGGGACCTGCCGCAGATTTATCGCAGTATGTGAAGAAGACAGAAATTTTTGATGGAAATATGATTAAATTGCCGAACGGGGCAAAGATAGGAGTAGAATGATGGACAAGCTTAAAATCATCAGACCGAATGGCGAAGAAGAAATCGCAGAATTGACGACGGATAAATCATTAGTCGGAAACAATTACTTGAAACTGGATATCGGCGGCGTGCCGCATTACGCAAAAGTCGGAGATGTCATCGAGACGCACGCGTACACATTTAGCGGCGTTGACGGTAAAAAATATTATGTGCAGAAGAAAATTGCAGCAGAAGCGCTTACAGGCAGCGTTGAAGTTAAAGGAAATTCAGAATTTATTGTACCGGAAAGAGTTACAGTCATTGAAATAACAGCCGGTTCCGAAATGAAACCCGAAGTGAAATATATCAAAGTAACGCCCGGATCAACTCTTAGTATTGAGTTTTTTCATACGCATCCGTGGGATTACGGGTGGTTTATAGAAAGTGAAAGCGATAAAGTTTATGGAACACAGTTTTTAATGACAGATAGTATTACAATCAGATGGTCGAGTGAGATAAACGAGCATGAAACGGAAGCGGATTTAACAACATAGCAGGAGGCCGAAAATGACATTTTTTCAAAATCTCAAAAGAAAAATAAAAAAGTATAGCAAACCACCGTATCTGTGGGGCGGATTTGTTACATGCGTCTTTGTCTTAGACTTGATAGACTTTGCCGAATACTTCTGCCGAACTTCTTTGAATCTCTTAGACAAATGGGAATCAAAGACAGTCGTAAGCGTTGTGCTGATGTACATACTCTCATTCATCAACAGTTCCTACGGCGTCGTGCTCAATGCTTACTTCTGGTTGATTATTATTGATATCAGCACACGTTGGCTGGCGATCGGGTATCAATACTTAGTAGATAAAGGCATGGATCCTGATTACTTAACAACGCGAGAGAAACTGTACGGTATAATTCTTGCTTTTAGCGCGAAGAGGTTAAAATCTAAGATTATGCTGTGGGGATTTTTAACAAAATTTATTCTCTTTACAATTCTCATTCTTACAGCTTCACAGATTGATACGGTTTTATCAGCAATTGAGATTCCGCTTTCGTGGCCGGTGCTTAAATTCATGTTCGGGTATATTTGCTACAACGAGATTCTTTCAATATGCGAGAATTTACGGGACGCCGGGAATCACCATATCGACAAGTTGATAACGCTACTTGACAACAATATATTTGCAAAACTCAAGAAATAACCGCTAAATGGCGGTTTTTTAGATGGAGGTAATCATGACAATAGCCGAATTTAGGCAGGAACTCAAAAATAAACGGGATTATTTTTATCAATTCCCGTGGCCAGCAACAACTTACGGGCACTGGTCAGCAGGGCGGTATTTTACAACGTTTAACGATTATCATTTTAACGTTGACGGCGATGGAGAAATCATCTACACAAGACCGCTCGATGAAGTACCGAGGGCGACATGGCACAGGAACACAGGTAGTATTGCAATTGCTTTATGCTGCTGCTATAACGCCCGCCCGAACAACTTAGGTGACTATCCGCCGACCGCTGCGCAGATTGAAACTTTAGCGAAGATGTTTGCTGTCATTGCCGAGGTTTTTGACAACCCAATCGATAGGGAACATTTCATGACGCACGGCGAGGCAGCGAATGACGACGGCTACGGACTGTACAGCGGAGAGCCTGACTGTCGCTGGGATTTAGAGCAGCTGTGCGATCAGGATGAAATCGGGACCGGCGGAGATATTCTCCGCGGAAAAGCGCAGTGGTATTTAGAGAACGGGGTGTAAAATGTATGAGAAGAAAAAAATTATCGCTGTTGCTTGCGCTGTCGTTGCTGTTGTCGCCGTGCTTGTCTATCTCATATGCACAGGCACCACGGGCGGAAACGGTAACGATGCAAAGGACGCAGTACGAGAAGCTCAAGAGTATAGCACAAAATCAGCAGATGCGGTTAAACGAGCTGGAGATCAAGTTAAATCGGCTGGAGAGCAACTCGACCGAAGCATCTCAAGAGTTGACAGAGCTGCAGAATCAGCTGACAGAGTGCAGAAAAGAATTGATAGAAACGCAGAAACAATTGCAGAGTGCCGAGATCTCATTGCGGACAGCCGAAGAGAGCTTGACGAGGCTGCAGACATCTTTAGACAAGTTGACGAAGAAAATCGATGAATTAACGCATGACCTGAAGCTTGCGAAACGGCAAAGAAACCTCTGGTCATACATCGCAGGAGCGGTAGCGACGGGCTGGCTGGTAGACAAATTAAGTAATTGACGGGGCGGGAGACCGCCCTCTTTTTTTATTGCATAAATTACTTTATTATGCTATGATTTAGTCGTCAGAGGGAAACCTCTGTGGGTTTAAATAATCTGAAAAAGGAAAGGGAGCAGGGAGAAATCCTTGCTCTTTTTCTGTTGCATGATATAAAAAATAATTATAACAAAACACTTGAAAAGATATTGACAAATCAAACATGATATTATAATATATAATCAAGAAAAGGGAACACCCCCTACAGATTATTTAAAACCACTAAGGAGGCAAACAAAATGAAGTACGAAGTAAAAATGAGTTGCGGACACACAGAAACAATCCAGTTATTTGGTAAATGCGCAGACCGAGAAAGAAAAATTGAATGGCTTGAAAGATACGGGCTCTGCGAAGAATGTAAAAAAGAACAAGCCGCAAAAGAAATTAAAAAAGCAGAAGAGGCCGGACTTCCGGAACTCGAAGGATCCGAAAAGCAGATCGCTTGGGCGGCAAAAATCAGAAACGGATTCCTGCCGAAAGCAAAAGAGGCCTTAGAAAGAAACAGCAAAGCACCTTTCGCCAAAGAATGGTACGATTGGTTTGTTAGCCAGACAAAGGCTTCATATTGGATTGATATCAGAGATGATACTATCCGCGAAATTGTAAAGAACTGGTACGAAACCGTCTATACCAAAAAGGAGGCATAAAAAATGAAAATTGCAATTACGGACAGAAATAACGAAATTAAGGATCTCAATTACCGAAAAAACGGACTTGACATCACAGAAGACTTGGTAGGATTCGGCCCGATGCCGGCGTACAATGATGATGTTGACGCCTATGAAATGAAGGAAGATGAGTATAACTGGTGGAAAAATCTCATTGCAATGCAGGAACGTTGCGATGAACTGGAAGAAGAAATCAGCGACCAGGACGCTATTGAAGAAATGAAAGAACAGTGCGGAAATACCGACCTCGAAGACAGCATAAGGCAGTATAAGTATCTGCTTGAAGAATATATTGAAAACAGAAAGGAGAATGAGGATGAAAGAAAATAAAACAGGCTGGGGCGGGCGTCGTAAAGGGTCCGGTGCTAAAAGAACACTGCCGGAAGGCGCAAGAACTCGGTCTATTAATATGACCGACGAGGAATACGAAAACGTAAAAAAATATCTAATAGAGTTGAGAGGGGAAAATGAACGTCGGAGATAAAATCAATTACTGGACAGTGATTGAAATTAATCCACCACTGGAACATCGCTATCATATTTTATGCCGGTGCGTTTGCGGCAATGAAAAATGGGTAAGTAGATCCGCGCTAAGACGGGGTAAGTCAAAATCATGCGGGTGTCAGAAACACCGCAATCGAAAAAAGTACATTTTGAAACCTGGGGATAACGTCGGTTACTGGACAATTATTAATAATGACGGCGATAAATTCCGCTGTCGTTGTATTTGCGGCACGGAAAGGGTCATAAAGCACAATATTTTAAAAAATGGAAGGTCTTTATCCTGCGGCTGCCGTCGCAGCGATCATCAGATCAAAGAACAAAAAGAAGGGCGCGAATTAGGTCAGAAAATATCGCGCGAAGTGCAAAAACACGGGTTATCGGTATCGTATGCAGGGTTTGGTCGGCGGAAAAATAAAAACTCGAGAACCGGTATAACAGGAGTGTCAGCATGGGGCGATAAATATAGGGCGTATATTACTGTTGACCGAAAGCAAATCAATCTCGGAACATTTGGAAAATTAGAAGACGCAGTAAAAGCAAGAAGAAACGCAGAAGAGCAGTATTTTTCAGAGCGGCAAAAAAGGGTAGATAAAATAAAAAGAGCGGTAATGCAAAAAGAGCGGTAGTGATATCGCTCTTTTTAAATTTCGGGAGTATGTACTCTAAGTTTTTATTGCGAAAACAGAACGTTAGTTCTACAATAAAAATAAGGAGGGATACAATGGAAATCAACAAAATATACTGCGGAGATTGCTTACCAATATTAAAAACATTTGATGATTGTTCAGTGGACGCGGTGATTACAGATCCGCCGTACAGTTCCGGCGGTGCAACAATGGCGGAGCGACAAAAAGATCCAGTAAAAAAATATGAGCAAAGCGGAAATAAAATAATTCATCGACCGACATTCTGGGGTGACACAAAAGATCAGCGAAGTTGGATGCATTGGTGTAATTTATGGATATCCGAATGTCAAAGAATTTTAAAACCGAACGGATACTTCTTGATGTTTACGGACTGGCGGCAGCTTCCTGCAGCAACTGATGTATTACAAATCGGCGAGTTAATATGGCGGGGAATTATTTCATGGGATAAAGGTAATAGCGCGAGGGCACCACACAAGGGATATTTTCGTCACCAATGTGAATATATAGCATGGGGAACAAAAGGGAAATGTCACAAAGCTATTCACGATGGCCCATATCCCGGATGTTATCATTTCCCTGTAAAATTAACAGATAAATTCCATTTAACAGGTAAACCGACACCGCTGATGGAGCAATTAGTAAAAATAGTACCAGATGGAAGCCTGATATTAGACCCATTTGCCGGGAGCGGAACGACACTAGTCGCGGCTAAACATTGTAATAGAAAATACATTGGGATAGAGAAAGATCCAGGGAATATAGAAGTTGCTCACCGTCGTTTATTAGATGCAATATAAAAAGAAAAGAAATAGTGTCAAGATAATCTATGTCATTTCTTTTCTTGATGTAAACTGCTCCACAAACTGCTCCATCTTATTTAATTTTATGGTATTTGAGAATCAATGTATATGTTGAAATATACGGTAAATACTGATTAAAATAAATGGAGCGCCTAGAGGGATTCGAACCCTCGCACCTGGTTCCGGAGACCAGTGCTCTATCCCCTGAGCTATAGGCGCCTGAC